GTGTTGCGGGGAAACCATGACGAGCATTCGCATATCGTCCTGCGGGTTGCCATGTCGCAGCGTTACCGTGACGAGCCGCGTGTAATAGTGGACGATGGCAAGGCTGATCTATTCCATATGGCTTGGGGTGTCGGGTTGATTGCCGCCCATCATGGAGATCGTAGCAAGCCAGAGCGCCTAGCTTTGGAGATTGCAGACACATGCCGCGAGTGGTCAACTACGTCACATCGTTACGTGTTCACGGGCCACGTGCACCACACACAAGTAAAGGATATGGGGGCTATACAGTGGGAAAGCCTACGTGCGTTCTGTCCGCGCGATGCATACGCGGCGGGGCATCACTATAGTAGCAGGCGGCAAATGCAGTCGATTACTTTTCATAAAGACGATGGTCTGGTATTGAGAGCCTATGACCCGGTACGGAGGAAGTAAAGATGCGCGGTGAAATCGGAGACTATGAGTTTGAAACATATGATGATGGCATCATGATTGAAACCCCGACTGGTGACTTATTCATTGGTCGGGAAGCACTAGAACGTCTAGCAGAAGTGATTGAGGAGGTATTAGACGATGAGTGAAGCTACAGACAGCGCACAAGGCATCCTAGAGGCGGCTGTAGGTGAGATGAAAGACCGGGCGCGTACATATGACAATCCGGAAGGTGAACGGTCTATGGGTGCAACGGTCGCCGCGTTTGGTGCCATCACTGGCGTCAATATGACTGAGCAACAGGGCTGGCAATTCATGGAGGTACTAAAAATGGTACGATCTAATCAGGGCGACTACCGGGCTGACAGCTTCATTGATGGCGCTGCATATGCTGCACTAGCTGGTGAGGCCGCTAGCCGTGGGTGATTTACGCTATGGCGTACAAGTCATAAATTTACGCTATGACGTATAGGTCATAAAGTAACCCCCGCTTGTTAGGCGGGGGGGTATTTGCTTGGTTGCCGGGGTCTTTTGCTCTCATATGACCCGTGGATGCAGCTGCCTATGGATTTATTAAAATGATCTTGGCAAAAATCTACCGCTTCTTGTAGTGTAGGCTTGATCGGCCTGTTTCCGGGCGATGAATTACACCCCGGCCTTACGCAATCCCAAGTGCCTTTCTTGTTTTTGGTCACAATATATTTTGGCCCAAAAGGAGTTGGGGCCATATACCAATCGGTCTCCCTTGAGCTACCACGGGTAAACTCAAGGGTTCTGATTTCTGTTGGATCCATCATGCCACCAACATTACATCATGTTCGTCAGCGAACACTTTGTACCCAGCGGTTTCTATCATATCTTTGCGCATCTTGATTTCGCGCTCGTAAACTTCGATCATCATTTCATCATTATTGTCGCGCGCATCGATCAATTCCTCATGTGCTTTTTGAAGGCGGTGCGCTTGGAATTTGATATTCATCTCTTATCTCCTTTTCCTACCCCCACCTTACACACCACAAAACACCCCGTCAACAAAAAAAATGAGAGGGGCGAATTGTTATCGTTTTTGATGATCCCTCAACCATCCGTGATCATCTGTGAAGCCCTCTATCTTTCTAGCAATCATTACTGCAATGGCTGCGGACGTTGAGCAGTTGAAATATTCAACGTGGTGACGTATGTAATCTTTAGTGTATCCAGCCATCCACTTTGAATTACTTTTGCAAAAACTAACTCCGGTATATCCGCTAGTATTTCGGCCATGCATACCCTTACTTCTGCAATTCGTTTTGTTGTCCACTATTCTCATGTTGCAAATCCTGTTGTCAGACTTGTCACCGTTTATGTGGTCAATTTGATCTTGCGGCCATTCTCCATAGTATATGCACCAAGCTACCCTGTGGGCTTTAAAATGTATTCCATTTATGCAACCAGTATGATACCCCTTTACCTCACGGCATGTAAAGGCACGCCTTCCGGCGTACCTAGCGTTAAACCTAACATTACCTACTCTTGGCTTCCACGTAAGATGACCAGTCGTCCCATCATACGACAGAAGAGATTTTACTTCGTCGGGGTGCAAGAGCCTTTCTTTGTCTGTTGCCATTAGTTAAATCCTAAGAGGCATTAACACACCAATAAACCCGGCGCACTCGTCAAACCGGACTAACGCGGGATCCATGCTACCACCCAGACCGACACTCACAATGCCACCCTCTGCCTGTGACATGAAATCAGCGGTATAGACCGAATTAAAGCCGATGTCCAACGGTTCACCGTCATATTCAACCGACACTTCGCTGACAGCTTCACCATACAAAGCGCTGTGAGAATAAAGCGAGCATGTATCGCCAGACACACTTAAACGAACAGCCCGTGACCGTGCGTCTGCAATGGTAGCAACCTGACCAGCCGCACCGCTAAACTCCTTAGCGTCCACCTGCATAGTTGCCTTACATGACGTAGGAATAACGCGAGTGTAATCAGGAAACGTGCCGTCAACCACCTTGGACGTGATCGAGAAACCATCGCCGGAAACGCGCATTTTACTATCACTTGTTTGAAGCGTAATGTCACCATCAACACCGTCTAGCATCTTAGTCAAGCGGTCAACAGTCTTGCGCGGGATGATAACGCCCGCAACATCAACACTCCCTGAATAGGTCATTTTCGCCAATCGGTGGCCGTCTGTTGCTACCGAGATCAGATCGCCCGCTTCGTCGTTGTGCAGGTAAACGCCATTCAGATAATAGCGCGTTTCTTCTGTTGACATTGCAAACTTGGTCTTGTTCAGCAATTCAAGGAACACACCCGCGTCGATTTGTGCCGTATGGGTATATTCATTGGTTGCCATAACCGGGAAGTCGGTAGCGGGCATAGTTTGCAGATTGAACTTAGACCGCCCCGCATTGATTGCCAGTGTCGTGCCGTTATATTCAAGCGTCACCAAAGCGGACTTGGGAAGCCGTTTAACGATAGCTTCAAACGGTTTTGCCGCCACTGTGCACTCGCCTACTTCAGTGACATCCACATCAATTAGAGCGACCGCTTCAATATCCAAGTCTGTCGCAAGGGCTTCGACTTGCCCCTGAGTTGCGGCTAGCTTGACGTGGCCCAGAATAGGGATCGTGTTCTTAGCCTCAACAACACTCGTTGGGCTGTTGATTAGGTTTGCAAGCTTGGTTTGTTCGATAGTTAGTTTCATGTGTCGAGTTCCCTCCATACTTCTTCAATATCACTCATTGCAAGTTGGGCGTCGTCTAGTGACGTCTCAAATTTACTGATCAGATCTTCTAGTTTTTCTTTCGGGTTGATTACCCACTTACCCGTTCTGCGCAGGTACCCTTCCGCCTTACCGTATCCCGGCAGGTCAATCAATTCTTGTGGTGTCATGTGTCACCCTCCACCAATGCCGCCCAGCTAACCGGATACAGCGGTTTAATGATATCCGCAACCATGCGGGCCAAGTCCTGCACCTCTCGCTGTGCCTTTTCATATGTGCGCTCTTTATAGAACCGCGCATAGCTTGCTAGATTACCAGTCCAGATCCAATTCACAATACTTCCTTGCGGAAGAATAAGCCGGGCTTGTTCTGGACAAACTCCATCCTCGATCATTTCCATGTAAGTATCAACCGCGCTTTCTGTTGTTGCGCGATATACCGTCTTCCATGATCCGCTAGCATAGTGAACGTCGCCACTACCCTGCTTGACACTTTCCTCGGGGGCCGCACGGAATACGTCTGGCATAAACACATCTGGGCGCGATGATATGTACCGACGGCTTTCCTCGTTCTCCACAAAGCCCTGCTTATGCTTGAAGCACTGAGTGCGGATAGGAACGGGTGCGGCCATACGAAGGCTGATACTGGTATGAGCAAACGGCGTCCAATGGTTGTTACGCGCTAGGTACTTGATCAGGCTGGTGTCTTGGGAGGAGAGTGCCGGTCTCTGTTTATCGTAGTCCCACCCTTTTTCCCACTCACTCACCTTATCAAACGATACCCGCGCGGCGTTAACGATTTGTAAATCGTCACCCATATGGTTTATGTAACTAACTTTCATTCATCACCTCATTCATCCAACTAAGAAGATTTTCTAAATCTTCTATTGACGTATTGTTTTTAAGACGGCTTGCCTTACGAGACATCCAATGAACATTACCTTGAACATTCCCCGCATCCTTGACAAACTTTAGTCAAAGTCATCGCCCATGTGGTCTACATACTCTACCTTCATCGCAACGCCTCCTTTGGAATAACATAGTCGCCACATGTAGCACTAAAATCACTGAACGCAACTGGCGCGTCTTCACCACCCCATTCAGTCGCGGCCTTATGAACTTCTGGTGTGTAGTTTCGTGGGCATCCCCTGTTCCCACACTCAGCAGCACAAAACCTCATATCCATATAGCTAATCATCGGTAAGTATCATCCTCCTTAATGTACCCCATGCGCACCAACGTAGCACGCTCTGGTGTCTCTTTCCAGTCCTTACGCCAATCATCGCCCATGGACCGATGCCCACGTTCAAATGACGCCCTAACGAGCCATGCAAGTGCCTGCGCATGTTGCTTGTGTTTGGTGATTTCTGACCACGGCCAGAATTTAGTTAGCATTGTTTGGTTCCCTTTGCTTTGGCGATTGCGGCGCGGGTGTTCCATGCCCCACTCACGATAGAACTCCGGGCGCATCCCGTGTTGCCTCAAGAGGTATTCGGCAACTTCCGACGCCTCTAACAGTTCCGGCGCGGCGGGCGCGTAGCTTGTCGGAATAGACATGCGACTTAAAGCAATGCTCTTGCGCTTCTGCATCCCAATCGGCGAAGGCATCATCTATCCACGCGGTGCCGTTACTCATATCAGTCATTATTACCTCCTAAGTAAATAACCTGCACCACTTCTAGCGCAGGTCTGGTTGAGTGTCAAGCGGTTAAAAAACAGGCTCACCATCTTTAATCATGGCGGCTAAGTTTGCTGAAATTCTACCATCACGATACACCCAAAGCGCCTCATCTAAAGATAACAACCCCATTGCGTGTAGGTCTGCTGACATCTGCGGCGTCATAGTCTTACCTCCATAAAAAAGACGCCCATGTATTACACAGGGCGTCCATACAGTCAACAGCTAAATCACTCGCACGATCTAATTAGTTGACCAGTGCTTTCATCGTAACGCAATTCACATGCGCCACTCTCTTCTGGCTCTTTCACACTCAGAACAGATCCAGTTACTTCATTAGGCCGATACGTGGTGCAGCCCTTACAGCCCATCTCCCAAGCGGACATATATACATCTTTGAATTCGTCAAAGCCGATATCCTCTGGGCAATTGATGGTTTTCGAAATCGAACTATCAATCCACTTTTGAGCCGCCGCCTGCATCTTGACATGATCGACAGGCGAAAGCGTTTGAGCGGAAACAAACGACGCTGGGAAAGGTTCGCCCGGTCGCGCCCGACGCCACTTGTCCGCAGCGTAATCACGAACCGTTTCTGTGACCTTAGAGCCGTCTTTCTGCATTACCTTGCGGTCATACTCATAAGCGAACGTAGGCTCGATCCCCGACGACACGTTGCCAGCATACAAGCTGATAGTCCCGGTTGGGGCAATGGAAGTCAACAGAGCGTTGCGGATACCTACATAGCGAACCGCGTCACGGATATCTTCGTCCATCTTTTCCATGTTGCCCGACGCAAGGAACCCATCAGCATCAA